AAGCCTTACCACGCCCTCAAAACGTGTGACCATCTCAAATCATGTGGATGCAAGGCAATGTTACAGTCACACACGAAGAATATAATGCACGGAGGTTTAGCTCCTCTCAAAATTTATTTGTAACTGTAACGGTGTATTTAAAAGATTAAGTAGGTTTAATAACCCTAATGGCAGTAATAATTGCTAACTTGCTACGTATGAATTAATGAGGAGGAATTTTCACATCCTTTCGATTTGATTTTTTTGTTTGGAGATTGTAGCTCATCAGTAAAATTACCACCTATGACTTAACGTCCTTTTACAAACGCTAAGCCTATACACTTTTTAATTTCTATTTTCTTTTTGTTACATATCCTTGCTTGATAAGTTCTTCAAAATATCTGACCTGTTGCCACAAATAAGGATCATCATTTGTATTTCCTTGCCACGAAGATATGCGATTCATAGTATTTACTAAAGCATTGAGTGGAAAGTCATATTCTTTCATTAATTCAGCCAATCTATCTATTGCAGTAACTTTGTTATCCACAACTTATCAACACCTTTCTAAAGCTCATCATCTATTGAGTATCCAATAATATTTTCTTTGCTTAAATCAAAACATGATATTCTCTTTTTATTTGTTTCATCATCAAAATGTTTGATTAAGAGAACCATCTTATCGTTTTCATCTAACTCTTTTACGCTAGAAACATTATCAAAATATAATGTCTTTCCGTTTACTAAAAATATCTTTACTTCTTGACCGTCACTTTTCTTATTTTCTTTAACTTCTGGTTTTGGTTCGATAATTCCATTTTTATAAAGAAAATGTGTTAAATACATTTTATGCATTTCTTCATCATTCATCTTGATTCACACCTACCTGAGTTTTCTTGAAATTTTATCTAGCGTTAAAAATATCAGTATCAGCATTAAAGCTATAATTCTGTCAGATATACTTTCTTTAGATAACGCTAGTTTAATAACCAAGTCTGTTAGAGTAATCCACATAATGATATCTAATATTTTTGAAGTCATATTTTCTCCTCACAGAACATTTACTTCTACGTTGGCCAAAGTATCGTCTTCTTCTCCAAATTTTTCAGACAATTCTTCAAGTGTTTCATAAGCTCTAGTAACCATATTTTTACTTAAATTAACAAGTACATATCCATATTCGTTGCCTTCAGCAACAAGGAATAGCATATTGTCAGAATTTCTGATAACATTTCCGACTTTGTACATCTCTTTATAATCAACTTCATTAAAATTAATCTTCATTTACTCATCTCCTAATTTGATACCTAAAATCATAGATAAAAGCATTAGTTTATCTTCTTCTTTCAAATTTTCAAGAATAGTATATACAGTAAATAGCACGTCTTTTCTGCTACCAAAAACATTAGTTGCGACTCCTGTACCTTTTCCTAACGCTATTACTCCTGCTTCATAGCCTTCTTTTTTCAAGATTTTGGCTATTTCAGTTGCTTGTTTCTGTATTTCTTTAACTTCTTTCATGTCTACTTTCTTTTGATAATTCATATCGATTTCTCCTTTGTTTATAATTTAAAATGGTCTGTTGTGAGCATCACCAATGAGATTTCCAAGCTTTGCTATGACATCTAGCTCAGTTACTAACGTGTCTAAATCTTCAATGTCATTTAAAGTCTTAATACGTTGTTTTAGATAGTTAATGTCTGTTTTTGTTTGTTCACGCTCTCTAGTCACTTTGTCTCTAAATGTTTCTAGTGGCTTCAAATCTTCTGAATTTTTAATATCGTTTAAAAAGTTTCGCACCTTGTGTAGAGAGTAAAAGTTAGGTGTGACTTCGCCCTTCAACCATCTACCAACCGTTGTATCATCAGCTTCAATTTTTCTCGCTAATTCTGCGATTGTTAAATCATTATCTTCTTTATACTTTTTAAGTTCTTTAATTTCTTCAATTAATTCCATTGTTTACACTCCTTAACAGACTATTTTTACACACCGAACTAGTTTGATTCTTCAAACTCAATCTTGCTCAAGTGTTTAACTACTATACTTATAACTTTTCCGATAACTGCTAAATCCTCTTGCTCGATAAGTATGTCTGTTTGGATATCGAATAAACTATATTTATTTCTCCTTATATCCACTACATTCGTTTCGTAATCTATAAACAGATTTCTAAATATTTTTTCTTGAAATTCATCGTCTTCAGAATATTCATTTCCATTGTTATCATAAATTATCAAATCTAATTCTTGATATGCGTTTTTTGGAAACTCTTTCCTTAATTCGTCAAACATGTTGTCAATATTTTCATTCATTCTTAAACGCCTCCTAAAGCTTACTGCTTGTTTTCTATCTTCGTTTACGTGTTTTCTTAACTCGTATCTGGCCCTATTTGTTTGTAGTTTAGGAGGATAGGATGGTCCTTTACCCTTTTCTGGTAGAACACCTATGTTACCACCAGAGCCACCGCCACCATAAATACACCTTAATGCTTTCTTAAGCCACATTAATTATCACCTAACTTAAATTCTCTATTCACGACATGCTTGTAAGCGTCAAAGTACAACTCATTCTTGTCGCCATTATATGTTACTTCGTAATACATGCCATCTGAAATTGTTGTAGACAATAGTGCCTTATTGTTTTGTAAAGTTCTATTTAACCACACTACATACACATCATTTGTTGTGATATATGCTGGTGGGTTAATGCTAGTTAAATTCATAAACACATTAGCATAATCAACCACGTACCCTTTGCACAATTCTACAAATTTCTCGTTATTCATGCTATTTCCTCCTTTGACTCGATTCCATCAATCGTCGCAAGTCGATTTATTTTAAATGTCCTTTTCTCAATCCCAGTGAACATTCAATAATTCAGCTACTTCTTGATTTTTAGGTAATTCAATCACTTCTGAGAATCCTAAATAATTATCTGTATCATTTCTGATAAAAAATGCTCTAGTAGCTTTTCTTGATAAAGAATCACACTGAGTTATTGAACCGTTCATTCCACGAATAGACATGTTAAAGATTAAGAACGGAATTGCTCTATCTGATAATTCTTCTGCTTGATACCAATATGCTCGTGGATCATAAGTAAAGGTTGGAGATGTTAAGAACTTAATTAGTGGATTATCAGTTTCTGGACGCTTGTATAATGGATTCTTTAATCTATCGTTATGCCATTTAGCAATCAACATTGAGCCAGTACCTGCTGCAGGCTCGTAATAAGTACTATTATCTTTTCCAACTAATTTAGCAACTAGATTAGAAATTGAAGTAGGTGTAAAATCTTGTTTCCTTGATTTTCTTTCAGCTTGTTCATCTCCAAAATATTCTTGAAACCATTCATAACTCATATCAGTTTCAATCTCTAAAAACTTCTTAAATGTTTCTTCACGCTTTTTAGGGTCTAACATTAAATCCATCATTTTTGTTGGAGCTTTAAAAGCGTCATCTATACCCAATAATTTATTAACTGTTTTTACATCAAATTTCATTTAATTTTATTCTCCTTAAACTATTAGCTTTTTTTCACAATAAATACATTTCCTATTTGGAGTTAATAACAATGAGATGAATTTTATTTGATTTGTATTACCACAAGTCTTACATTTTATGTTGATTTTTGTTGAATTTTCTAAAACGTAATCATCAGCAGTCATTTCAAAATTAGGGTTATTTGCTTGAATTTCCTTGAATTTTAGCCTGTCACTTTGTATCTTGCATCCTTTACATTGTCTATCTTTATTTATCCATAAAGATTGCAATCTTAGATTTTCAGAAAAACCACAGGCCTTACACTTCAAATTGATTATTGATGATTTACTCATGTTTTCATCGTCAGTAGTCATTTCAAAATTAGGATTTATTGATTTTATTTGTTCAAATCTATCTATCCAAAAATTTTCCGTTCTTGAAGGCATGATTTTGAAATCTGGATCTTTACCTTTTATTGGTTCTCTAAATTTTGTCATATCTTAGAAACACTCCTCATAATTTGTTGATTATCTCTAACTCTTTCCGTTTCCAGTCTATGAATATAAACTTCTCTAGTTACTGAATCGTCAACGTGTCCTAATCTCTCAGCAACAGCACGACTATCAATACCTTGACTAACTAAGTAAGTAGCATGTTCATGTCTTAATCCATGCAAAGTTATAACTGGAACTCCTGCGTATTTACAAGTTTGTTCAAGTTTATTATTAAGTGATGAATTATATTGGAATCCTTTAATTGACCCAAAAATACTTTCATCTCTATCGGCACCTTTAGCATTTCTCCAAAACATGTATATAACGGCATCATCTACTGGAATTGTTCTAATCGAATATTTATTTTTAGTGCTTTTAAATCTTCTTGAAAAATTTTCATCATAAGCGCCTTTCTTATAATCTAAAGTCTTATTAATAGATATTGTTTTCTTCTCAAAATCAATATCTTCTAATGTTATTCCTAGTAATTCAGCAAACCTTAACCCTGTTTTTAGTAAAATCAAAAAGAAATTCGCATAAGATGAATTCAAATATTTTAAGGTAACTACTAACTTTTTCATGTCATCAAGTTCCATGAATTTAGGTTTCTTCTTATTGGTTACTACACCTTTAGGAATTTGAGCATCATAAGTGACATCTCTATCAGTTAGCCCATCTACGTTATAAGCACGTTTTAAAGCCCAAGCTAATTGACGGTGGAAATCTGTTATAGTAGCTTTTTCATGATTTTTGCCAAACTCATTTAAGATTTGCTGATAGTCATTTGCATTCATATCTTGCAAATACAAGTCAGGACAAATTTTTTTCAAATGTCTATGAGTTAAACAATATTTGTTATACGTTCTTTCTCCTACTTGATTAAGTTTGTACGTATCTACTAAATTTATGAAATAATCAGTGAATAATATTTTCTTTCTTCTTCCCAAAATTAATCACTTCCTAAATTCTTAGTTATCTTTTTTATCTTTTGATCCAACTCAATTTGGGCTACTCTGGTTTCAAAAATTCCTTTGTTTTGTGAGCGTAATTTCTTAGTGTTCAAAACACTGTTTACTCCTTTTCTAATACAAGCCAGGTTGTTAATATCAAAATTGTCTCTATTTCCATCTAAAAATGTAACTACACTATCTTTAGGAACTGGACCGTTATATTTTTCCCAAATTAATACATGTTTTAATTTCCATTTTTCATATCGTGTTCCTGTTGTTTTGACTTTAACCATTGTGTAGCCATCGCATTTATATTCACTGCCTAACGGTTTTTCATTAAGTGATTTTTGGCCTTTTTTGAACCAACCTTTTTCAGAACCAGGAATTCTTAAACCTTTCATTCCTTTGTTCCAAGCTTCATTACCTTTTTTGAATTGAGCATTAATACCGTTATGGATTCCATGTCTATAACACGTTCTTTTCATACTATCTAAGCTCCACTCTAAATCTGGAAATTCTTGTTTAAACATTCTGAAAGTTTCTTTCCACGGTCTACCAGGAACATTTTCTTCTAACCAATTAATCATCTTTGGACTCAATTTTCTTGACATCTTTAACCTCCAATACTTCAGGAGTTTTAACATCTCCAGTCATATCAGCTCTTAGTTGCATAACTCTAAATTGCAAATCAGCACTCTGAATAAGTTTGTCTGACACTGTACTGATTGCTTTAGCTCGTTTTAATTCTTCGTCTAGATTCAAACTATCATCATTCAAACGTTCTAATTGTTCAAACAAAATATTATTTAAATCTTCCATTTTGTTTCTTACCATTTAATCAACTCCATTAACTTTAATTTAATATCGATATTAAGCGGATAACGGGACTCGAACCCATGCTTCCAGATTGGGAATCTGACTGTCTGCCATTGACTTATACCCGCATAATTACCACTAAAATGTGGTAATATCTGTTAATTACTATTTTCTACTTCTTCTTGTTCTGTTATCTTGTGATTCGTACTGATCTACATAACAATCAACATTTGCTTTAGCATAGGTTAGAATGAAAATCACAACTAGCTCCATAAGCCACATACCAAACGTTTCAAAATCAAAGAAATAAAATATTCCTAAAACAAACGTTATGGTATTTGCAAAAATTGTAATAACCAGTAAACAAGTTAATAACTTACTAAGTATTTTCATCGCTCTTGCTCCTGCTTAATTCTTTCTCTTCAAGTTTCCATATCTCTTCTTTAATCTTTCTTGCTAACAATTCAGCATCAAACATATCTTTTGAATAAAATGAAATCAAAAATATTGATATTTCGTATAGAAAACATTGAAGTAAGTAATCATCAAAATGGAATGCACTTATAATTATTGTTATGACTATTGCAAAAGCTGAAATAATCATTAACCAACCTAATAATTTACTCATTATCTTCATCTTCTAACTCCTTTAAAGTCCAAGATTTTGAGATGACGAAGATATCATGTAGTGGTTCATATTCATCAATAACAACATCTTCTGAGTTAGCATTATATTTATAAAGTTTTGCTAATTGAATAGCTTTTGTTTTAAAAGGTGTCATAAATAATGTTGGACCTTTTCTGATTTCTAAAATATTAATATCTATGAGATTCTTCATTCGCTTTTGATTTTTATCTGATACGATATAAACTTTACTCATTTTCTAACTCCCTATAAGATAGTTAATTTAGCGTTTGCCAAAGCCTGTCCTTGCTCTGCAAAATCATGAATTAGATCTTGCATTGTGTCGTAGTCTTCATAAATTTCGTTATTGGTTAGGTTAACAACTGTATAGCCTAATTCTTCCTCTTCAACGATAAGGTAGATACAGCCATCACGGTCTTTGATAACATTTCCCACTTTGTATATATCTTCAAATTCACTATTTTTAAAATTAATTTTCATGTTAATTTCTCCTCAAAACACATTAATTTCAGCATTTACTAAAACATCACTTTCTGACGCAAGTTCACTGATTAGATTTTCCAGTGTGTCATACGTTGCATAAACTTTGTTATTGGTAAGGTCAACAAGCGAATAGTCGTATTCACCATGGTCTACAACAAGGTAAATGTTACCGTTGATCCATTGAATAACGTTACCTACTTGATACATCTCTTCAAAATTGTGTTTCTTAGTGTCAATTTTCATCTTCTGTACCTCCATCTATCTTGTAATCAACAACTACCTTGGCTTTGACTAATGTATCGTCTTTGTCTCCTGCAGCTTGTACCAATTCTTCTAAAGATCCATACATTCCTGAAGATAAAGTTGCTGTATATAAATTCATAAGGAAATATTTTGCGTGTCCACGGCATACTAAATAAACAACTCCATCATTTTCAATCACATTTCCTACTTTATAAATATTTTCGTTTTTATAATTTTCGTTTCTGTATTCAATTTCCATAGCTATCGTTCCTTGTATTCATATAATTTTCTCGTCTGAAACATACACTTGTTTAACTACTCCACCAATTTCTTCGGCAATTTTTCTAGCATAACGAATTGTTGTAATTTTCATTGCTTCTTCAAATGATTTGCAGATCATATAATCACCATTTATTTTTGATCCAAAATAACAATTATTAATTTTTACAACATATCCCACAAATTCCATGTTTATCGTCTCCTTAAAGCCTAAATTCTTTAGTAATACTATCGATTAATTGCTTCTTACCTAATTTCATATACTTTTCTCTCAAGTACCCTAAAACTTCGTTAGCATCTAAATCATCTTTACCCAGAAACTTTTCAAATTCCTTTTTGCTAGATGTGTAATAAATTTCCTTAATTAGTGCTAACATGTCATTTTTGACCTTTAGTGTATTCATCAATTTCATTATTCATACTGGAAAATACGTCCCTTCATGTAATTGATATTCTTTAACTTTAATTGAGTCTGAAAAATATTCTGTTTCTCTAGCTCGTTCAATTTGTTCTGCTATTTCATCAGCGTGTTTTTTAGTTGAGTAAATTCCGATTATATGTTGAACAATTTCTGTTCTAGTGTGATATATCTCAGTTTGAGTAAAATGCTTGATACCAACAACTACGAATATTTTATTCATGCAAATCACTTTCCTTTACGAAAACACCGTTGATTGTCTTGCCTGTTCTATCCTTGATAACGCCATAAGCGCCTTTTAAGCAATCTAACAAGTCAACATCTAAATCTTTTGATAAAATGATTAGAGTAACTAGGATATCGCCTAGACTATCTTTAATTTGTCCTTGATTATCCTTGTTGATTCCCTCGGCTAATTCTCCAAGCTCTTCTGTTACTTTCATGAATTGCTTATGTGTGTTCTTGGCATTTACAATATTTCTCTCATAAGCCCAAATAACAATCGCATTCTGTAACGCCTCGTACGTCATATTTCCTAAACTGCTTACGAATTTAGTTAAGCCACTTGGTATTTCTGCCAAATATTCAATTGGAACTGAGTAATAATCAGCTAATTTAAGTAAAGTTTCAAATTTAGGTTTACGCTCTTCCTTTTCATAAAGCGATAATGATTGTTTTGTAACTCCTATTGCATTAGCCACTTCTTCTTGTGTTAATCCTTTTGCTTTTCTAACTTTTCTAAGTGAATTCATTCCTATCCCTCCATTTGCTCTTGCGTTTCTTTGCTCATGATCAAGTAAGGTCTTGTCTTACGGGTTAACTCCGTAAACTCCACTTCTTGACCTACCTTGATATTTGATATTTGCTCTACACGATAACGGAACTTGACTCCGCTAATGATATAAGTTGCCCCATTATCATCTAATAACATCTTTTCTACTCGCATTACATAGCCCTCCTATAATCTGGGATAGTTTCTTTAAATTTGATAAAGTTACCTTTAGCGAACTTCCTAAGCCTCGACATAGTTTGATCGTTGTACTTGTCAGCAATGCTTTCCGCTGCTAGATTAGTTGTAATAATCACGTCTTTATCTTCTCGATATCGCATAATCTCATTGAACTTACTAGAGTTCCAGTCGTTAGCCATTTGTGGCTCTGTTCCTAAGTCATCAATTACTACACAATCGGCGCCTGTTCTGACTTGATTCATAACCTTATCCAGCAACTTCTGAGCCTCTTTATCGTTAATTGCTTGTTGTTGCATAGATACAAACAAGGGATAGTCAATGAAAATGAATTTATATTGATAATTAGTTAATCTCCATACCTCATTGATTATGCTTATTGCTGTATGTGTCTTACCTCTACCACTTGAGCCAGTAAACAATGAATGTATTACTCTATGATTTGGTCTTGCCATTCTTCCGGCTATTCCCTTAGCAACCCCAACAACATTGTTAAGCTCTGGCGTCATCTTCATATTTCCAAACTGATTACTCATCATGTTTAGACTTGGTAAAATTGAATTTGACGTGAAATAATTAATTTGGTCGTTCTTATGTGCCTCTAAAGTCCAATCTTCGTCAGTACGTTTAACGTGCTTGTTACTGTCAATATATCCACACGTTGGACAAGCTCCACCGATATCTGGTTTAGGTCTAGGAACGTATAACCTAGCTCCACATTGTGGACAAGCTCCAACGTCTATGAAATGTTTAGCAAACATTAATTTGATTGCGTCCCCTAAATTATCCATTCCAAAATGCCTCCCACTCTTCTTCAGCTGACTTACTATAATCTTGATCCCTTGCATCTATAAACATAGAACCCTTTTTGTTTCGTTTAGATTTACGTTCTTTTCTTTTCTCAAATCGTTCTTGATCTGCCTTTAGATCTTCAATGTTATATATACGGTTGTCATACCACCGTTTTAAGATAGTCTTGATATAACTTATATTTCTAACGCCTTTATCAAGTGCCATTTTGATTGATTCAAGTATCATCTCTTTAGGTTGTTTAGATACTTCTGACCAATCTTCATAAATAGCTTGAATTTCTTCATACAAGTAAGGCGATAGACTTCCAACGTTTGATTTCCAAAACTCGTATATGGATCCAATTTCAGTTGGTCCAGTAGTAGTAGTAGTTATATTATTATTGTTTAAGTTAGTATTGTTATAGTTAGTATTTGTTAGTGTGTGATTTTGTAAATTAACATTTTGTAAACTATCATTTTGTAAAGTAACGTTTTGTAACTTTTGAGGAGTTTCAGATAATAACCAAATACTACCTTTTAACCTATTTCCAACACGCTCTCTTTTCCTTGATAAATAGCCTTTTTCTTCAAGTTCATGTAGTCCTGCTCTCATGCTTCTTATCCCATCTGTTGAATGTTTTACAACTTCCGTTTCGTAAAATTCCCACTCATCAGCTTGCGACCATAGATAAACGAATAAACCTTTAGCTTTCCATGATAATTCCGTATCATTTAGCACTGTATTATCAACGGTTGTAAATCTTTTCTGATATACCTTTTTGATCTTCATCTTGTTATCACTCCTTTCTGTTTACTGGGCTTCCCACCCATTCGGCGTTGTAAGTTCACTGACTTTGGTATAATTAACGTATCTCCTATTGAAAGGAGGTGTAATAATGGTTAAACACATTTCTGATAAAGAACTTGAGTATTTAAAAAATGGTGATTTCCAACTTCTTCAAATCAAGTACGATAAATCTATACAAGAAGGGAAATCTGACTTTGAAATACATCACTCTTGCTTTGAAGGTAGCCCAAATTTTGAAGAACATATCCGCCAATTTGCTTTTCAAAATAATTTAAGCTACGACTTGCAAGGCATGTATATTAAATTCCATATTCTTTAATCAGATAAAATGATCTATTGCTTGAACTTTCAAACTCTTCGACATCAACTATCATTTCAATTACCAAGGCAGGATATTTCTTCTGTATTGTTCTTTCTTGTGTTATCCTTTGGTAAAGGATTCCTTGATAATCGTTGCTTTCAATAGTTGATACTCCGAAATAGTTTCTGAAAGTAAAAGCAAAATTTAAATCATTATTTTTTATAACGAGTGCCTTTAAATTTAGTTCTGGGTACTCGTTTTTTAGTTCTTGAAGTTTGTCTTTAATCTTCATTTGATCTCTCCTAAAAAATTATGTCTTTACCTTCGTTTTCTAAGATGAAATTAGATAGCTTTTCTTGTACAGCTTCCAATTTTGACAGCCAAGCTTCAAAAGTCTCTTTTCCTAAAGTTACTGGAACTTCTGTTTTGAAAAGAAGTATTTTGTAAGCGTCGATAGATTGTTTCAATTCAATTAATTCAGGTAATGTCATTGTTTATCACTCCTAATAGATTTCAATATCATTAGCATCTATGAATGCCGTTATCTTCTTTGTTCGTCTGCAATACTCGCAAACTCCACAACGTTTAGGTTCTTCTTCTCCGTTCATAACCTTAAATACATGATCTTGATTTTTCTCAATCTTTTCTAAAGCTTCATTCATGTAATATTGAGCGTCTGGACTGTTAAAGCTATATGCTTCATGGTCTGGCGGTGTTTGCTTACTAACCCCAAATATGAACGGTTGACAATCTACGTTGAATGTTTGCTTAATCAGTTCTTTATAAACAGCCATTTGCATGTAATAACCGTATGCACTGATGAAATTTGTATACCTGTTTAAATCTTCGCTCCAGTGTTTCTTGTGGAGGTCTTGATTTGTCTTGATATCGCAAAAGTAACCATCATTAAGCATTAAGCTATCAATCTTACCTTTCCATTTATGACCGAACAGATTTCCGGAAACAATAACTTCTTTTTTTCCTGGCATGTAGATATTTTTAAAAGCCTCATCTTCATCAAGTACTTTTATCATTTCGTCGCCCTTAACAAAATCTTTCTTAATTCCTTTCTCTGGGTTTCCGTATTTGAATAATGATTTTTTATTTTGTTCTAAAAATTTATCGTGTGCCTCTTTACTTTCAAAATACGAATGAACATAATTCCCAAGTAATAAAGCTGTTGGATCGCTTACTGGTTGCCATTCTTCTTTAAGCTTTGCTAAAGCTTGAGCCTCGCAATTTAGAAAGTCTTTAAAGAGTGATACACTCATGTATTTCCAACTTGTATCGTGTTGGTAATAGTTTTCTTGCGTTAATTCCATAAGTTCCACCTACTTAATTAATCCAAACTCATCAAACAATTCTGTTTGGTTTTCGTTATCTGGGATAATGTCGTCTGACTTATCATCTTCAACAACTACTTCATCAGTAGCAGCTTCTACTGGTTCTTCTGGCTGTTTTGGTTCTTTAGGTTGCTCTTCAACGTCTTTTACAACATCTTCTGGCTTATCTTCTTCTAAAGGCTTGTTGAGTGCCTTTTTAATAAGATTGTCTGCCCGTTTTTCTTGAGCTTGAATTTCTTTAGGTTCTTCACGTTCAAACTCGTTTTCTGTTGTATTGTTGATAGCTCCTGTTAATAAATCACTATCATCACTTGTATTAATAAACATCTTAGCTGCACGATTTAAAACGGTTCTCTTTGCCATTTCTTGTCCGAAATTTTGTTGAACTTTATTATTCTTGTTTCTGGATTGTTGCCAAGATTTATCAATTTCTGCCTTTGTCATGACTGTATAATTAACTGTTCCGTCTTCCAACTTAATCATTGCAAATGCTCCAATGATAGGCTTGTCTATGTTTTCAAATTTAGGTTCAAACTTAGTAACTACCATTTCCATATCTTCGTTTGATCCAATTTCAAAAACATCTCCTTGATGAATAACTTCTGCTTTAACCTTGTTGACATTAGATAAACGCTTCAACGCTGCGACTGTTCCAAAATATGAACGTTGCATCTGTAACTCATTACCGTACACAATGAAATAGCATTGTGTTTTTGCTGGACTTAATCCTTGAGTTACCATGTCAAGTAATGCATTAGCTATACTTTCTTGAGTTGCTTTTTCAATGCCGTATACCTTTTGTAAGGTAAAAAATGCTGAACTTAAAGCATTTTTAGCACTGTATTGTTCCGGCAAGGCTAAGCCTTCATCTTCAAGAGTTTTGATTCTCTTACCTACTGCTTCAGTGATACCTTTTTGCATTTTAATTAATTGATTCATGTTTATTTCCTCCTAATAATTCACGTTCTAACCAACCTTGATTTGATAGATATTCTTGTCCCTTATGTTCAAGGTATCTATCATCTGGCAAGACTATCGCGACCTTACCGTATAGGTGTTCAATGGCTTGATCTATTTCTTTTGTTTCCATTTCCTGCCTCCTGTGATATACTAAAGGTATAGATTCAATTAAAACTTCTTATTTTGATTTATGTCTTCTTACATTGCTAGGTCTTAACGATCTAGCTTTTTTATTTTAATCAAAAAATGTTCCATCTTTGATTGCGTCTACTACGCCATGTAATGTGTATCCACCTAAAACAGATAAGGCAATTAATACAATGTAGCCGGCTGTTGTTAGTTCAATCATTTTCCATCACCTCCTTTACGTTTCTTGTGCAATCTGTAAAGATCTACACAACCGGCATAAGCTATAAGTCCAACAATTCCATACACACACCACAAGTTATTGCTCATCATTCCAAATAGCCCTCCTTATAGCCATTTCGATTTCTTTATCAATCTTGACTTTTGACAAATCTTCAATGATGTTGCCATTTTTGTCATAATTAATAACTTTGAACTCTCTAGCTTCAGTCATCTTTATCACTCCAATCATTGAATTTATCCTTAGCCCAGCTCACACCAACAAACACAACTATGTAAACTAGGCAAGCAACTATAACTGCCAGGATAGGTTGCATCTAGTCAGCCCCTTATCTTCTTCAAGATACAAATCTTGCATACCAAGCAAGTCACACATTGAATACAAGGTTTCTCTATACATTTCCTTGTAGTCGTCAATCGTGGAGTCAACACCGTTAGTTTTCATGGTTGCTCCTTTTTCGCTAAGTTCTAGCATGAATTTAATAGCTTCTCTTACGTTTTCGAATTCCATTACTTAACATCTCCTTAAAACAAGTTCCCTTGAGCATTTGTTTTTTCGATTTCATCTTTAAGCTCGAATGGTGGATACCAGTTGTTGATATATTCTTTAGCTTCATCAAATCTCTTCATTGGAGTATCAACATATTGATTTACATCAAAACGATGTCGATAAGATTTAAATAATTCGTTGTAGAGTTTTGAACGTAAGCTCCTGTCTTGATATGAATTACTTTCGCTACCACCACAAACTTGAATGATTTTCTTGTTTCTAGCTTTTGTTAATTCCTTATTTCTAGGACTGGTTAAACCAGACAAATTCATTAGGAAATTAACTTTTTCATTTTGTTCTTCAATCTTCTTATCTTGGTCTTTCATGACGCTATAAAACATTGTTGACATCTCAGCTAGATTTGTTGGTAATCTAAATTGCGTTTCTTCTTTAATTTTCTTTTCCATTTGATTAAATGCTTCAATGTACTTAAGCTTGAACTCCATAGCTTTTGAACCTGTATATCCCATTGCTATCAAAGTGAACCCGTCTCTATTCATAAAGTAAATTCTTCGATTACGTCCGTATGAGTCTGGTTCATTGCTTTCAAAAAACATCTGTCCAAAATTGGACACATCTTTTAAAGCATCAATATCACGTAAAACGTGTTGATGTTTCTTTTCAAAAACTTCTGCCAAAGCCAAACTTGTTGTAACGACTTGCTTGTCGTGCATGATTACTAATTCGTCCATTCCAATTCCTCCTTATTTAATTCTTAAATCTGAAATGATTTTTAAAATGACTCGATTTCCTCTAGGCGTTATCTTTCGCCCAGTTAAAAAGTCGGACATGTCTTGTTTCTTGATACCGTATGTAACGGCTAATGAAGTAACTGAAATGTCATTTTCTTCAAGGTACTCCATAATCTTTTCTCTACCTGGCTTTGTTTCTGGCACTTTAATCACTCCTTTCTTAATTCCTACCCACCCACCCTACTAAGTAAGTTTTGAAGTAAGCTTTAAATAGAACACTTTTTATGAAAAAATATTGACTACTAGCCCACAATAATGTACTATTAAAGCGTAGTTAATAAGCGCAACAAATAAGGCTCATAATCAATCTTGGCGGAAATAATTATGCTCATATCGTTGCTTATTAACTGACAACTTAACTTACAAGAAATAGTATATCCCATAATAATGTGATAGTCAACAAAATATCCCATTATTTTATACTTTTTTCTTGTCTAGCTTTTTGGAAAGGACGATATTGCTGTTATGACAATACTTGAACGTATCCAGGAGCTTGCAAAGAAAAGAGATATTACTCTAAAAGAATTATCCTTAGAACTTGGTTTTAGCAAAAACTACCTATATTCTCTAAAAACGCAAGCTCCTTCTGCTGATAAACTATCGAAGATAGCTGACTATTTTAGAGTGTCTACTGATTACTTGCTTGGCAGGTCTGATGATAAATACGACTTGTCACCACAAGAAAAAATTGACATAGGTATTGAAGCTGAAAAAATGATGAAAGGATTGAATGACGAAGGCTCTATAAACTTTTATGGAGAGCCAATGAGTGATGAAGATAAAGAAGCTACTTTATCAGCTCTGAATTTATTAATGACTATTAATAGAAAGAAAGCTAAGAAAAAGAAAGATATGAATTAGGCGGTGATTGTGTGGCATTAAAAGATGACGTCAATTCATTAATTGAACTTTATGGAACTTGTGACCCAGAACAGATTTTAAAATGCATGGGTGTAGCTATCTGTAATACAGACTTACTACCGCCTAGCACTTTAGCGATGAAAGTTACAAGTGACAAGGAAACAACAATAGGTATTTTAGATAGTTTGTCTGAGCATACTAGAAAATTTGTTTTAGCTCACGAACTAGGACACGTTATAGAACACGCTAGTTGTTCTACTACATTCTATAGGTCTTTTACTTCTGGCTATGATGTGCCTAAGATTGAAGCAGGAGCTAATAGATTTGCTTTCTATCTGCTATTAAGTGGCTTTGAAATAAATGAGTCGTTTAATAAGTATGATTTTGTTAGATCTTATGGCCTGCCAGAAGAACTAGCTAGGTTTGTGAGTGTTTAAAAAATAATACATAAAATAAAGGAGTAATTAGTTATGATTTTACCAGTTAGAATATTGATGTTTTTGCTTATGTTAACCATTGCCTATTTCATATTTAGATGGAATAACAATAACTCTAAAAAGAAACGTTGGTATGCATTAGCTATTATATTTGCTTTAAGTAGTTTTGGTGCTTTAACAGATACTCCAGAAGCTAGGCATCAAGAAGCAGTTGAAAGCAGCAAAGCAGAAAGCTCTTCAATTAAAGAATCGAAACGTAAGGAAAGTATTTCGATTGAAGAAGATGTAAAATCTTCAAGTTTATCAGAAAAAAAAGCTAGTTCTATCAAAGCTAAGCAATCATCTGCTAAATCATCTGAAAGTAGCTCTAAGAAAATTCCAAGAGAATATGTTTCTGCTTTGATTAAAGGTCAAGAATATGCTGATAGTATGTACATGTCTAAAAAGGCTGTTTATAATCAGCTTACTTCTGACTATGGAGAAAAGTTTTCTTCTGACGCTGCTAATTATGCTATGGCTAACATTAAAGCTAATTGGAATAAAAATGCATTGCATAAAGCTAAGGAATATCAAGAAGAACAAAACATGTCACCAGATGCAATCTATGATCAATTAACTTCAGACTATGGCGAACAATTTACACCAGATGAAGCTAACTATGCAATTCAACATCTTGAAAAATAAATAGCTAAAGGAGTGGATTAAATGTCAAAAATATGTCTGATAGATAATGAAAAATTAGGGATGATGGCAAATTCATTTAAAACTAAGGACGGTAATGTTTTATGTGCAAAACATGCTGAAGTACTTGGTCTAACTCCTAAAGATGTTTCAGAATTATTAACAACAGATATTAAAGATGATTTCAATGATTTAATGAATGCTATGAAAAAATTCAATATAACGGATATAAACCAACTATCAAAGAGTGAACGTAAATCTTTAGCTTATTTAGCTAAACGTAATTTAAACAAATTATCTCCTGATACATATAAACAAGTCGAAGATATTACAACTCAAATAGCAGGTAATAGATTAATGTTATTAGGTTTAGGTTTACAAGGTTCTGTTGATAGTTTGACTCCATCTTATTTAGCAGCTATCTTAGAACAAAATTGGATTTTAATCAGACAAAACGAACAAATCATTGAGCTGTTAAAAGATAAAGAATAATCTAAACCCGTCGAATTTGACGGGTTTTAAATTTAAGGAGCGATTTTATTATGAAAATAGCAATCTATACTAGAGTATCTACTATGGAACAAGCAGAAGAAGGATACTCTATATCTGAACAACAAGACAAACTCAAGAAGTATTGTGATATTAAAGATTGGAAAGTTGCTAGAGTGTACACAGACCCTGGGTTTTCTGGATCTAACGTAAACAGACCTAGCCTTCAACAATTGATTTCAGATTGTAAAAATCACATGTTTGATGCTGTTTTAGTCTATAAACTTGACCGTTTATCACGTTCACAAAAGGATACTTTATATCTAATTGAAGATGTTTTCAATAAAAATGGTATCGACTTTATAAGTCTATCTGAGAACTTCGATACATCTACTGCGTTTGGCAAGGCTATGATAGGCATTCTGTCCGTATTTGCTCAACTAGAACGTGAACAGATAACTGAGCGTATGACACTGGGACGTGTTGGACGTGCTAAGGCTGGAAAGGCTATGGGTTGGTCTAATTGTCCTTTTGGTTACACGATTTATAAAGAAGTTTATGAAATTGACCCTTTTAGGGCTGAGATTGTCAAACGTATCTTCAAAGACTATTTGGCAGGAGTCAGCATTATTAAACTTACTCAAAATCTAAATAAAGAAGGACACATTGGAAAAGAAAATAACTGGTCTTATCGAACAGTTAGACAAGTGTTAGATAACATTGTTTACGCTGGATACATCAAATACAAAAATGAGATTTACCCAGGGTTACACAAGCCTATTATTTCAATGAGTGATTATAAAAAAGTACAAGCTGAGCTTAAAAAAAGAAAAATTACTCAAGCTAAATTACATAATCCACGTCCATTTAGAACTAAATACATGCTATCTGGTTTAATGAGATGTGGATACTGTAATTCTGTTTTACAGATTGCTACAAGTAATTTAAAGGACGGAACACACTTACATAGATATAATTGTCCTAGCTCAAGGCCACGCAAACGCTCAACTAACAAACGACATGATTTTGATTGTGGCTTTAAATTCATCAAAAAAAATGAAATTGAAAGTGTTGTTATAAGTGAAATCAAGAAACTACCTTTAAATATGGATAAAGTTATCAATAATCAAGAAAATAAAGATGTTTCTAAGGAAATTAAAGCTATCAAAGCAGAATTACAACAGGTTGAAAAGAAACAGGATAAAATGGTTGATTTGTATCTGTTGGATAACATCAACGTTGATGAATTGAACAAAAAGAACGATGAATTGAGTAAGCAAAAGGAAAACTTGCAGAAGAGATTAAATAGCCTAATTAATAATAAAAACAAAGAAAAGATTGAAGATTTTATCAAGAATGCTAAAGAAGCCAAAAACATTGATAAGTTAGATTATGAGAAACAAAAAGTCATTGTTAGAAAATTAATTAGTGGTATCAAGGTATTTAACGATAAGGTAGAGATAAACTGGAATATTTAAGCCTAATATTTTTTAGGCTTTTTAAAAAAGTTTAGAGAACATCATTGAAATTACGATTGTTTTGTTCATCCAAAACAAAAAGCATGCAGATTATATCCACACACCTTTTAAACTATTCTTTATTTCTTACCAATTTATATTGTGCAACTAATGCTTGGGCATTTCCGCCATGGCCGAATTCTCTGAACTCATTGTCACTTTCATTTTCCCATTCGACATAATCTTCTTGATCTTCCCAGATATTAATCATCAAGAATTCATAGTCTTTTCTCTCATCATGACCAACAAGTGTAGATTTCAAGCCAACTGGACGATTGAATGGATCATCCCATTTACCTAAGTGAGCATTGAAAATCTTTTGTTGTTCTGTATCTAAAGTTACATACCTAAATTCGATAAAGCCATTCCATTCTTTAAGATTAATTGTGTGATAAATTCGATAATCTAATTGACTATGAAAAATACCTTCTTCATTTGAAATATCTAATAGTGCAAACTTTTCTGAATCAGTTACAGATTCTAATAGTACCATTTGA